ACTTGCGCCAGTAGAAGTACTGATTGCCTGATTTGCATCAGATGGATTGATGAACATTGTATCTGCTCTATTTCTTTGAGTGCCGGGGAATTGTGATCTGATAACGTTAGATAGTGCTTCAAATTCTGAATGAACACTTGTTCCAAGATCCAAGTTGGCTCTTGTATCAGTATTTGTGGCAGTATCAGTAACCATATCATCAATGATTCTCTTGCCTGCTAAGTAATAGAATAGATTTCCACCGTTTTTGAGTGGTTGTTCAACGGCTAGGAAGTTATTGTCTTTTACATCATTACGTTCAACTTGAATAGTGCCTCTAAATGAGTTTGCTGTATTGCTACAATCCAACTCAATAGTTTCCATTTTACCTCCCATTACAGGTGGTTTTCCTCCTGCTTCTTTGAAGATGTTAATGGTGTCAGCACTTGCGCCTCCAACTTGATTATTGTATCTAGTCTTTGGTACGTTCACTTTTGGAGTGTCCATATTGATCAAGTGAGAGTATTGTTTCCAATCACTCCAAGGTTCTGCGCCTTCGATAATCTCATCTGCAATTTTCAAAGCAGAGAGTGTGCCGGGAACAGAAACTGTTTCTTGCAATTTTGAAGCACTGCCTTTAGCATAATCTCCCATTCGAATACCAAACTGTCTTTTCCAAATCTCAGAAAGATGTGGGTTTGGACGGTTTTGTAGCATAGATCCTTCGGATTTATCGAAGAATAGTTTGAGTGGTGTTTCTCTAATAGGCTTCCAAATGTTGAACTCCTCTCCTGCGTTAGCACGAATTTCTGCACTCACTTGGAGTGTTTCTTTAACGTGGTTGAACTCTGGAAGATCAAGTATTGAACTGCGTGTGTATTTGTCTTTGTATGTCATATCTATACAACTCCCTCACTGTTGACATCACATAAGATAAAGTCACTTGCTCCTGTGGAGGCTTGTAATGCACGTCCGAAGACTTCATCACTTGCTGCTGCTACTTCGGCAATACCATCAACTGCGTCAATAGTAAGTTTTGCTCCAATAGCAATAGATCCTGTGGAACCGTTGACTCTAACCTTACATCTGCCCTTAGTACATATTTTGACAGATTCGCCTGCTGCACTTGCTGCAACTTCTGAACTGCCTCCGTATGTGCCATTATCTTGACCACCAACACATACGCCATAAGCCCATGCGCCTTGTGAGGCATTTGGTTCGACTCTAGGAGCCAATTCACCTGTGCCTGCTGCGACCAAAATTACAGGAGATCCGATTGTAATGGATTCGTCTGCGATAGCGTTTATGACGGTTGCTGCCTCGTCGACAGCGCCATCATATACACCGGGATATAAGTCAGTCATTTTCTTAACTTGACTCATGAGAAATAGGATAAAACTGTTTAGAAAAAAGAAAAAAGAAAAAAATTAAGCCCAGTTTTGAAGGGCAATCTCGATATTGATTTTTGCTTCAACTCGATTTTTATCCTCATAAAAAGACTTGAGGAAGTCAAGGTGAGTTTGTTCGGCACTCTTTGAAGTATCGTAGGCATGACGATACATTCTAGCAGTATATTTTCTAGGAATATACTCACCTGTAATTTGCATATATTCCGGTTCGTCACTTAATTTACCGGAGATTTTATTTTCAAGGATCCAGTAAACGTCCTTGTTATCCACTACAAAATTTGGGAGATAAGTCACGCCACTAATTCTAGCAAAAGGTTTATTGTCCTTATCTACAAAGACTTCAACATCTGCTAAAATTGCTTTGCCACTTTTTGTTTTTTCGATCTCTTTTACAAAAATACGGAAAGATCTGCCGTCTCTGACTAATTTTGCTATTCCATAGTCCACTCCAAAAAGTGGTTCCATAGATTTTTCGTGCTTAGAAATGATCTGCTCGGTCATTTCTAAATGTTGCATTTCGGTAATCATACTATTAGTTAACTAGTTTACTATAATAAGTTTACTAGTTTACTGCATTTTAGTATATAATAAAAAAGAAAAATCCGGTGTTTATTGGACACCCGGTCTTGATAATTCGTCGTTCATTCTTTCCATTGATAATGCTACTTCTTGTTTATTGAATCTAGATTTTTCAGCAGGACTTGATTTTGCGCCCGGTTCTGTTTCTTGGATTCTTACAGGAATTGCATTTGATTTCATAGGAATATCTAATGCGACGGTTTGTGATTGCACGGTTTCTTGAACTTTACCATCTAAAGCAACTAATCCTTCTTTGAGTGATTTAATCTCTGAAACGATTGGTCTTAATGATTCCTGAACAGTGTAACGCATTTGTTGCATCATTTGTTCATTGTTCATTTGAGGAATTGCGCCCGGTGGAACCATTGCTTGTTGTAAAGCAGGATCCATTTGAGGTGGAACACCTTGAGGCATTCCCGGTTGACCAAATCCTTCTTTCATTTGATTTTCAGTTGCGATTGCTCCGGCTTCAACAGGTTCTTCGGTTCCTTCACCTGTCAATCCTGTGGTAGAAGTGGATTGGTGGTTAGTAGAATCACCCGGTTGAGTATTGGAGGTTTCCACTGCTTCTGAGGTTGGTGGTTCAACGCTACCATTCTTTGGTTTTACGTCATTATCATCATCAATCTCTTTGATTGCAGTGTGCATAAAGTCTAGTGCAATACTTCTTTGGCGTCCGTCAGTTGAAGTCATTAAGGGAATTGCTGTTTCAACTAGTTTTCTAGCAGATTCAGAAGGTCTTAATGATTCAAGAATGGCGTTTGCCTCGGTTAAAGTTCTACAATTAAGCAGATCTTTTTTACAGTATTTCATATTTTTACGGTGGTAATTTAGGATAAAACTGTTTTCACTTCTTGATAAAATCTGTATATTTCTCTAATATCTCTTGGACTTGGAGAACAGAGTAATGGATTAAACTTCATCTAGTAATGATCCCGGAGGAAATGAAACTGTTTGAGTTGCGCTAGATGTTCCGGTTGCGTCACTTAACCCAATCCAAGTATTTTGAATTGAAGGAATTGGACGTTGAATAGTTTTGTTATGTTTAGGACAATTATGAGAATCGCACTGGCATTGGTTAAAATCTTCTTCACACATACAGTATGCTAAAGAATTTCTATTTTGGTTGTCTTGACTCCCGGCTCTGCGTTTGGTATGTGTTTGCCTTTCCAATACATTCCTTGAGGATTGGTCACTACATAAGTCAATGCTATTCCATCATCTTCACCCAAAACCACTCCTTTAGGGACTACAAAACACTCATCTGATCCACATTCAATGTTAGACTCTCTTGGCGCACCACCGTTAATAGATACAGCGTCAATGGTTCCGTCCTTAATGGCGTCCAATATTTCTGGATCTTGTTCAAGAACTAGCATTTGAGATTGTCCCAATTCTGGATCATATTCTGCGTCAACAATTTTACCTCCTGTCGCATAATCCCTTCCATAATGATTAATGTCCATATCCTTGCCTATGGAGGTTCTAGTTGTAGCAAATAATTCCATGCCTGATAGTTTACGTCTATACGGTTCACCTTCGGATCTATGGTCAGTGACAGTTTCTTCACTGGCTCTTATGATAAGCCATTTACCACCTTCTTTTTGAGATACTTTCTTGAGTCTTGAAATATATGATTCTGTTAGCCACTGAAAGTCTTTTTTGATTCCTGTAACTGATTCTCTTAGTTTAATCATTTCATAGATTGGATTGGTTTTTCGTGTCCTTTTACTCATGTGACCGTCCTGATGAACGGTATGGAGTTTGCCCTTCTTGGCTTGCCTTCCAATATCTCTAATTATAGCAGTTGAAGTCTTTTGCTGTTTCTTTGTTAATACGCTAGTTTTCTTTTTAGTGGTTTTTACTTCCTTATATTGACATAAGCAGTTTGGGTGAGTTGTTGTATATCCTAATCCTTCACTTGGGATAATAGGACGATGAACTTTATCATTTAGATCAAATACTTTCTTGCTAAACGGCTTACAAATAGGGCAATTACCCTTCTCAAGATAAATGAAGGTTGCTAGGTTTTGTTCTTGTTTTGTTTCCTTGATATGTGGTTCTGATAATGACCAATAATCATCTTTAACTTTAATAATATTATTTTCCATTGAGGCATTGAAAATAGGTTCAGGATCTACATCATACCAAGTTTGTATCTGTGACATTACATTACCTTTCATCATAGAATCACGTTTACTTAAAATAGCAACAATAGGGTTGATTTTAGGATCTCTCGATGATCCATTATACTCACTCATGGTGACCATTCCTCATCTGCAAATGTTATTTTACCAAGACTTCCATATCTTTCTTGTATTCTTTTTTTCTTACTTTCTGAAACAGATGTGTTAATTGTTATGGATAGTCCTTTTGGTATCTTAGTATTATTTTTCATTCTTACTTCTGTTTCAGAAGCAAATTCAGAGTTTTTAGAATCTCCTAATTTTTCATTTGAATAATCCGTATTTCTAAAAAACGGTGTATATTCTAAAGGAGTTAATTCATTTTTAATATCTTTTGTTGGAACAGATATTGTTACATCTCTTTCACTAAAATAATCTGATTGTTTCTCAACAGTGAACGATTTAAAGTCAGAATATTTATTTTCAAATACTCCATCATCTACCATATTACCCAATTCTGAAAATGACACAAATCTATAAACATGAGTTGCTTTATCTAACTTATCCTTCAATACATTGTTAAATGCTATTACATTCTCCATTTCCTTCTTGAATTGATTTAGTTTTTCAGAATCCTTCTTAATGGCATTCATAAATATTTTATCTGCTTCTTTATGATTTGAATCTCTTAATGCCATATCATATTCAACTGCGCCAATATTTCCCATTAACTTTCTATATTCACTTTTAGTTATTTCGTGAGTTTCAAATTTTTTACCTGTGATAGATAAATCTGATTTCATGTAGTTATTTTCTAGTGTTTTGATTTTACCCTTATCTAATCCATATTTCATTAGATCTTGTTTGCTTCGTCTATTATCATCTCGAGTTTTTTTCTCATCTGCTTTTCTTTTCTTATGTTTTTCGTGAAAGAAATTGCTGATAGCCACCTCATTAGATTCACCTTTTTTTACAGGAATATGAGATCCTTTTACTGTTATCCAAGTAATATCATCATCAGTTTCTGTAATAGGATCTTCTGTTTCAGGAGTTTCCAAATACAGTTTATCCGGCTCACCTTCCTCATCTGCTAAATCTTCAATCTGCTCATTCTTTGGAACTTCCATTTCCAAATCATCATTGATAATTCTTACAGGTATGTAGGGTTGATCGTCTTTATTGCTCTTTTTTAGTAAATCAGGCATATCGTGTCTTTCATTACTTCTTGCCTCATAAAGTGGAACTTCTGGAAAATATGACTCCTCCGGAATATTTCTTTGATTGATAGCCGGTTCTAAATTAGTTGGATATGGCTCTGAATTGATCTTTGCTCCGGTTGCCGTCCAATTTGTATCATCTCCTAAATAGCCGGACGGTTTGCCTGTATCTACGACACTATTGGTTTGATTGCCGGCTTCATCATATTCACCATTTGTATCTCCCCAATCTTCTCTTGCTAAATCGTGATGAGAGCCATTAGCAAACTCTTTCATAATTTGGAACATAATTTCTGATTCCGTTAAATCATATTTTGCTAATTCTTCTGCTCTTTCATTAATTCTATCAGAAAGATCTCTTGAGATATTCCTACCCATGTAAACAGTTTCTCCAATTTTTACTCTTGATAAATTACCGGAGATTGCTATTGATTCGTCCATTACTATAATTGAGGTTTTTTCGTGTACTGCGTTTTAGTCCAAGCAAAGTTTTGTCTTGGATTGGAAGGTTGACCGTCATATCTTTCAGGGACAAATCTATTGCCTTCTGTATTATAATTCTGATTGTTCATTGGAGGATTGCCCATTGTTTGATTATCGAATTGGTATGGTTGTTGAGGCATTACTTGAGGCATTCCGGGCATGACAGGATTATATTGATTCATTAGAGCCATTGCAAATTCTTTTCTTAATCCTAGTCCATGATCTTCAAGCAATTCTCTTATCTCATTAGGATCTTGAATTGCTCCTGAACTAATACCTATTTCAATTAATTTCATAGCCTGTTCCGGTTCTATATCGACTTTCTTTTGTCGTCCAAAGTTTAGTTCAAATTCACACTCATCATAAGGCATAGCAATTAAGCCTCCTCCATAATTGGCTGAATACATAGGATTGGAATTATACCAAGGTTTGAAAAGTTTGGCTTCAAGTTGTCTAGTGACTGCTAATGGGAAGGACGCAAGCCCAATTTCGTCTAACACTGATGATTCTTCGGCATTGGCAAATTGATGTGAACTCTCTTGCGCCATTTTGCCTCTAAAGTCATTCAATGCCTTGAAAATTCCTCCTTGAGTCAAATCACTAAATAATGTTGGATCAAAGGCTCTCTGTCCAGATCCTAATTCTTGAACTTCTACTTTCTTACCAACTACAAAGTCCTCACCCGGATTAAGCGTATTTACATCACTAGCAAGTTGAGATCTTTCATCTTGGTTTGCTCCTTCTGCGACATAGACATTATGAGGTATGTATCTTCTTTCTGCTATGTGCATGGTCATGTGAGTTGAGTATTTTCTATCAAGTAGTGAAGGCAAAGTGTTAGTTTCAGTTCCTGCCGGAGTAATTTGATCAAATGCCTTTTGAACTGTTAAAGCAGTAATGAAGCCATTACCAATTACACTACCATTTACTGGATTCCAATTAAAAGCAATAATGTCTTGAGGATTATGATAGCCTTGATATTCTGCTCCTCTAAATTCATACTTGTAAGGACGTCTTTGCCTATCCCACCATACTGCGACAAAAGATGAAATTGGTATCTGCATTAAATCGTCTTTATTTCTAATGTTAGCAATTCCCAAACGTGGTTTCCAAACTGAATTTCCATAGCCTAATAATTCCTTAACCAAAATAGTATCAAACCAATCAAAGTCAATTTGTTTAGAGAATTTAGAAATATGATCTTCAACCATATCGTCTTGAGCCTTCCAATAATGCGCTCCTCCTGTAACTTTAGATGATAAGTGATTAATTGCTAGTTGAACGTCCTCATCTTGTTCCATAGCCTTTGCTTGAGTTCTAAATTTGACGACAGGTGTATCTCTAGTTTTAGAAGTATAACCTTCACGGGAATATGCTCCAACTGTATTAATTTCTGCTCCCCAAACTGGCTGACTAAATCCTGCCATTGCGTCTTTTACAGCATTAATATCCATAGATGTTCCATTATTTCTTTGATAAGGAGATTCGGATTGAATACCCAATTTGCCTAAACTATTTGCCAAACGGCTCTTCCAAGTCAATGTTTTATCTGCCTTGTTTATTGCTAAAAGTGTTTATAAAAAAGTGTGGAAAGTTAGGTTTGTAGAATAAATTGATGTTATCCTAACCGGATTAAACTATTGCTAAGCCAACGGCAATAGCAATTCCTGCCCATGTAGGAACATGAGGAATGAGTGAGTGCATAATCGTATTCAAAAATAATAAAATAAAGGTGTTAGGCTAATTGCAATCAGTGCAATAGCCGTCGTCATTAGAACAGTTGCCGTATTTTTTACAGGCACGACAAAGCCCATATCCAAATCCATCTGCTTCATCAAATTCCGGAATATCCTCATCAATATCAACAGATGAATCGTGTTCGTGATCTAAGGTCAATCATCACTCCTCCCATAAAATCTCTTGATCCCTGCTTCTTTCAAAATTTGGTCGTCCATTGTCTTTTTTGCCTCAATCATAAGTTTGTAAGTTTTTGAGGTTTTTCTAACTAGTCCGGTATCAGTGGCTACATTCTTAACGGCTTCATTCCACATAAGAAGGGCATTAGCATATCTAACTTGTGCTAATTTCAAAGAGGTCAATTACAAATTTCCTCCACTGCTAGTTCGATTGCTTCCATTCGACTATCAATAATTGAGTCTAATTGTTCTATGAGGCTCATTTATCATTAACCTCACTTTTCATTTGGCAAACAAAAACTTGCCCAATTCTAGTTTGATATTGAAGTGAGTTACACAAATCAATATTTTTTCCACTTGGAAGGCTCAATCTCTATAACTCCTTGCTATAATTTTGTAGGTTCCAGAAACTTTCTCAATTCCCGGAGTTTTGACTCCATGAGTCTTTACATGGTCAATAAAATCGTCTAGGTTGTTATGCTCAAAGGAGCAATCGGATTTAGGACAGTTAAGATTAACCATGAATAGCAAACTCCCGTTTTAGTTGTTCTTTGCTTTCTGTTTCCATTAACGTTCCATTCCACCAAGTATGATAACCACATTTGAAAATAATTCGGTTATCTCCTCTTATGAAAGAATAGAATTTTGCTACTCTTTCACAATCTTCGCATTTTTTTTGTTGCATTTCGGTTTTATTCATACTATTAGTTTACTAGTTTACTACTTAACTATTCTGTTTTTCGTATATAAAAGAATCAAGAATTTGAGTGAAAATCATTGTATTTCTGCTCTCCCATGTAAGTTCCACCTGTGCCTTTTTTTGGCAAAGAATTTAGGACATTAATACAGTAACAGCGATAACACATCTGATAATCAATCCAATTTGGAGCCTTTGGACTTCTTGATACTTTTCTACATTTACAGCAACGCATATTTTCTTCCTGCTCCGGTTTTTCCTAGATAGTGACATCTTGGACAATGGTTATGTTCCCAACAGTGTCTTTTTTTAGCACGGCTTAATGTAGTGCATTTTTTACAAATCTTACATCTCATCGTCCGGCTCCTTACATTTAGGACATTTATGGAAAGATTTTGTCAACTGCGTGAAGTCCTGCTAATCGAATATGCTCCTTCATCAAAGTTCTCATCTGCT